TAAATATTTTTGATATATCTTCTTCAGCTTCTTTTGTTTTTGTTATCTTGTCATTAAAAAGATAACCCCATCCCTGTCTTGTTTTTAAAGGTATACCAAACATCCATCCGTTTTTAGTTGCTTGATGATATGTATAATTCCAATTACCAGGTTCTTTTATAGAGTGAACTAAACAATGATTTATAGGTAAAAAATCAGGCATAGTATAATCTGAATAGTCTTCAGGGTAGCCAGAACAATCTATAACATAATCATATTTTAATTTTTTTTTATTAACAGTCAATGTAACTTCCCTATTATTTTGTTTAACAGATGAGACATTTCCTTTTATTTCTTCAAAGTTATTTTTATGATATTTTTTTAGTCTCTTAAAAATAACATCTTTAAGTTTAAAATTATTAAAATGAAATGCATATGAGGGAGGAGTTATTGGACTTAAAAAATCTTTCTTTCTCCAATTTTTGTACATAACACCGTGTTTAATTGTAAGATCTAACTCATGTGCATCTTCAAAACCATTGTAGTTTGCAGCTCTAAATAAAAGATCTGGTATTTGTATATTAGTGCTTTCTCCAATACCTAAAATATCTTTTTCTGGATTGTGTATACAATCTATTTTTAAATTCATGTTTGCTGAATAATGTAAAAAATGACAAACAGTCATTACTCCAACAGTTCCTGTACCTATTACTGCTATTTTCATCTTCTGACTTTTACTTCCGCAGGTAGTCCTAAATGAGGTCTACCATCATATATATTTAACTGAGAACCTTTTGTTTCTATATCATTGTAATGAAAAAATACTTGAGCACAATTTTCTCCTTTAAACTCATCTCTGTAATGTTCTAAATCTACTCCTCTATAAACCAACATGTCTCCTGGTTTTAAAATTACTTTGTTCCCTCTTTTTTTAGAAGCTTGATACATTAATATATTCTTTTGTTTTTTTACAACTCCTTCTTTAGGATCAGGATTAATAAATATGGGCCATTCATCTCCTCCTATAAATAGTGTAGTAGATATCTCACAACTAAATCTATCTTTATGTCTGTGAAGAATATCCCCTTTTTTATATAATCTAGAATAAGAGTAATTTGGTATTAATTTTAATTTAGTAGCTTTTTCTGTAGCAGTAAGTAGTCTATTTAATAAAACTTCCATTAAAACATCACCATATATAGACCAGGTATTAGGAACTTGATCATCATTTAAAACGCCATATATTTTTTCAAAAGGTGTAAAGTATTTTACATCCATTAAAGTTTTAGATACTTTTCTTTTTAATATTAAATAGTCATAACAAAGATTTGCTAGTTCCTTAGAAATAGAATTTCTAATAATACAGTATTTATCTTTTTTAAAATTTAACGCCATGGTTTTCCTAAGCTCCATATAACTAAACTGTATCTTGTTCCTTTTGTTACAGGTGTTACTCTATGCCATGTATGAGAAGGAAAGACTACTATAGAACCTTGTGGTTTTATTTGTGTAATAGTCTCAATGGGTCTTTTATTTTTTTGTTTAGGGTTAGATAAATCAAACTGTAAGTCTCCTCCTTTATAGTCTTTAGGATCAGATAAAGAAACTGTTACTGAAAGTTTTCTTATCTTACCAAAATAATTTTTATTAGGACCTTTGTGAGGAATATGAGTTCCATCTTGGTGCCAATCATAAAACTGACCTTTATTGTATATTGTAAATTGAGAGCTTTCTGAAAAATCCCATTCAAAATTCCAACCTGCATTTTTATTTGCCATTTCTATAAATGGAGTAATAGTTTTATAAATAAATAAATCATTTAAAAAAACCACATTTGATTTTCTAATTTTAGACAAAGTTTTTTTATCTTTTTTAGATAACTCGTGTTCTTTACTTACTGGAGGAATATAACCTACAGTTGCAATATTTTTATTTTTTTGATTACCATATAAAATTAATTCTTCACAAAACTTTTTTGATAAAGCACTTTCAAAAAACCAATAATCGTAACCTAAATTCATTTTTAATATCTTTATAATCTTTCTTATAGCTTATATATTGATTTAAATCAATATAAATTCAGAAGAAGAAGGGTCCCAATAATAGTTATTAGAATTTTCAGAATTATTAGCTAACCATCTTTGATTATCTTCGTCCCATCTTAAATTTCTATAAGTATCTGTTTCTGAAGGTCGTGCAACTGGAGGTTGCCATTCAAATTCTGAATCTAATGTCCAACTAGCAAAAGGTTGTTCGTGTATAAAGACATCATTTACTGGATCATAACTCATATCAATTCCAGCAAATCTTTTTCTAAAATTATTGTTGTAAGAAGTTTGAACCCATTTGACTCCATTAAAAGATAGCTTTGCAGTTTTTTCAAAACGTTTAGCAGCCATTTCTGACTGGTCTCCACCGTAATTATTTACTTCTTCATTACAAGCAACGACAACTCTTAAAACTTTATTATTCTCATCTAGTTCTGCGAAATGTGCCATTATATTGTCAAAGTCCCTGTTACTGTAAATGTTGCTACTTGATCTCCTCCTACAGAAGATATTGTATTTGTCGGAGGTGCTACAGTAAATATAGCATCAGAGGGTGCTCTTAAAATAATAATTCCAGAACCACCATTTCCACCTGGTTGATAAGGAGGTCCTCCGGCTCCTCCGCCGCCTCCAGTATTTGCTCCGCCTGCTCCTCCAGCAGGTCTTGTTCCAGCTCCTCCACTATTTCTAGCAGATCCACCACCTGATCCTAAAGTTCCACCTGGAGATCCAGCTCCTCCGCCGCCTCCGGTTCCACCATTTCCTTGTGTATATGGTCCTGGAGGTCCTCCTCCATTTCCACCGCCACCACCTGAATAAGTGTAGCCATTACCATCAATATTATTAGAAGTACCATTACCTCCAGGTCCACCTCTACCTGAAGAAATGTATGGACTACCTGAACCGCCAGCTCCTCCGCCGCCAGCTCCATTCCATGGTCTGTGATTAGCATTACCGCCTGGGTTTCCTTGTGAAGGTGATACAGGAGGAAAATTACCTGATCCTCCGGTTACTGGTCCATCTGCAGTTCCGTGTCCAGCTCCTCCGCCAGATCCTCCAGGGTGTCCTGATGGATTTGGTGCACCTGTAGGTGCTCCTGAAGGCATTCCTGCTCCACCGCCACCAGAAGAAAATTCTGAAGGAAATCCATCTAAAAAATTACTATCTCCGCCTCTAGTAGAAGCTCCACCAGCTCCAACTGTTACTGTATAAGTACCAGATTCAACTGTAATTCCAGTTCCTCCTGGGAAAGAAGTTCTAAATCCGCCACCTCCGCCTCCTCCGGAATCGTGACCTGCACCTTTTCCACCACCAGCTACAACTAAGTAAGCAAAAGTAACAGGAGGGTTGGGTGCTTTTCCACCACCTAGTATTCTGTAACCAAACATACTCTATTCTCCTTATGCGTCGTTTGCCGCGTCAGTAGTGAAGAATAGTCTAATACCTAAAACTCTAGCATCACCTGTGAATGTATCACTACCATCGTCTGCTTTTCTAAATAATTGAAAATAAGATTGTTCACCTGCTGCAGGAGATCCAGCAACTGTCATTGCACCACTCTCTGATGTAATTTGTTGATCTTCAACTGTTCCAATACCAGCATCTGTAACTTCGACTGCTGTTCCAAATACAACATCAATAGTATCATTATCTGCACATGCGACTGCTTGTAATCCATAGATGCAGTCTCCTGTATTTGTGTTGCTTGGTGTCCAATATACTTGATAGGTTAATGTTCCTTCATTCCATGATTTAGGAAAGGCAACTGTAAATTGTGCGTATTCTTTTGTACTTGCATCAAAGTCTAATACTTTCATATCAGGTCTTGTTGCTGTTGTTTCAACTTGTTGAGGGTCAGCACCATTTGTTGTCGATCCATACATAGCTGAAGCTGGAACCCAAATAGTTTCTTTACCAGCAATTTTAACTGCAGCTGTACCAGATTTAAGAACACCTGTTCCTTTAGGATTTAAATTTATATCAACATTAGTTTCTCCTGTTGCTGATAAAATTGGACCATCACCTGTTGCAGCATTTGCTATTGTAAATTCATTAACTGCTGAACCTGTTGCAGTAAGATTAATTAACTCGTTTCCATTTGTGTCTGAAATTTTTGTTCCTATTACAGGGCTAGTTAAAGTTTTGTTTGTTAAAGTATCTGTTGTAGCTTTTCCGACTAATGTGTCAGTTGCTGCTGGCAACGTTACTGTTACATCTGCTGTTGAAGCTGGACCTATTAGTGTTGCTTTATTTGTACCATTGTTTGTGCCTTCTAAAAATTCTATCTTACCAGCTGTTGTTGCAGTAGGACTTAAAATCGGATCTGTTAAAGTTTTGTTTGTTAAAGTTTGTGTTCCTGTAAGAGTTACATCAC